AGATTTAAATTGAGAACTAGACAAAGAGTTAAGAAAATCATCAATCTCTTTCTTTGTATGATCTTTTACTTTAAACATTTCTTCACCATCCATAATGTACTCAATACAATTAGCAATTACTGTAAATGTAGATTCTACCATATCTGATTGGGTAGTTCCCTCTAAACCTAAAGCCCCCAATGAAGCTGCATCATCAACTTTAGGCCATCTCAATTTTACTTTGATAGTATCTGTAATATCAATAAGGTCTTTCTGAGTTGTTATCTTTGGTGCTTCAATCTCATCAATATTAAGTACAGATACAAATTTACATTCTCTATCATCTTTTGAACATATTTTTTCTGGTTCAGAATACGCTATATCAATAGTATCTCCTACAGATCTTGCTCTGAGCTGTAAGAATATATACTCAAAATCAAACATCGGTAATTCACTAACCTTAATATCTTCTTCCATACAATTATTAATGATGTCTTTTAGAGAACTAATCATATCCTTAGATTCTCCACTTTGCATAGCCATCATTAATATTTTTTCCTCTTTAACAAGGAAGGGTCTAAATCTCACTTTCTTTCCAGTTGATGGAAGAGTGAGGGTATGATACATTACTTTAACTTTTGGCAAAGCCATAATATTCTCCTTTTCAAATCAGTTATAATTTAAAATCCTGTTGTTGTACCAGTAAGATTCTGTACATCTTGAACAGCAGTTGTAGCTGCAGGCGCATTCGTTACTCTCCATTTCTTATACTGGAATGTTATTGGAAGTTTAGCTATCTCTCCCCCTGCAGAATGTGACATTGCAACCTCGGCTACAATACTTGGCCAGGCATTTTCCAATTCAACTTCATATACTGGTGAATCAGATACACTTCCTGCACCCCTTGCATACATTCCAATTTTAATAGTAGAAGTATAATCTTCATAGTATCCAATATCTCCTGTGATTGGATTTATTATTTTATTTAACCATGCATCAAAAAATGCTTTGGATTGCATATCTTCTGTTAGATAGAAGGTCATTGATATTTCCCCATACGCATGTTTGTATGGCATTTGATATGAAGTTCCATATATCAATTTTTCTGAAGCTTGAATAGACCTAGTTGGTAATGAAGTATTTTCACAAGTATATTGTAACAATCTAGTGGCATCACTTTGTAGACCAGCTGGTACTCTTGTAAATAATACTTGATATTTGTTTGCATAGGCAAATCCACCGCGTACGCTTACTTCGGATTTTAATCTTGAGGGGTTAAACATTAGTAAAATCTCCTACTATCTTTCCAAACTACGTCTTTACTTTCTTTCTGGAATCTCTCTACTGGTAGAAAGATTGCTATTTCCCACTCATCCGCATCTATACGAACTGTTGCAGACCTCACATGAGAACCTAGATACCTTTTTACACAAGGAATAGCTCTACCATATCGTTTCAATAAACCATAATCAAGGTTCAATCTTGTAGTTTCATCAAATTTATTATTATTCGTATTTGATTTAAGTTCATCCATCAATACGGCTCTGTGTCTTGGAGGAATATAATGTAAATTCAATCCATAGAAACCACCTTTAGTTTTCTCAAATGGAAACACTAAAGGATACATATCCCAATAGGGTAACTTTTTAGCAAACTTTGGGTCATACTTATAGAAAAACATATTTCCAAGCATGATGTTACTATCGGGTTGTTTTTTGAGAAGTCCTTTAGGTGTAACTACTCTCATACGAGCACTCGCACCTGCCTGTTTCGCCTTTTCCTTAAACCAATCCCCTGCTGCTCTAGCTTTCGCTCCCGCGGTACTTGTACCTATTGCACTCTTTAGTTTATCTAAATAACTTTGTTCTTCTTCAGCCATATCAATATTTAGTCAAATTGTCTTCAGTTAATATTGTCCATTTCCAGTTTTTATCATCACAATAGGATTTAGCAGCTTTCCATTTAGCTTCATTTCTTCCCCATGTTTTTACTTCTCGTATGAATCTTCTTCTTTTTCTACCATCTTTGGGTGGAGCACCTCTTGGTGGAGAACATTGACTTTTTGGTTTTATTTCTATAAGACTTTCTTCAATAGTTCCGTTTGCTTTTTGGACTTTAATCCAAAAGTCAGGAAAGTAACGATGTCTCTTTCCATCAATGGGTGAACGATAAGGAATAACTATTTCTTCACTAGACCATCTTAATATATCTGGATTTTTGTCAAGGTAGTTCATGAACTTCAATTCCCATGAAGAACGATAGGTTATGGCAGTGTAATCACCTTTATATTTTGATATGTTTCTGGGCTTAAACTTTCCTCTATAACTCATATAAATATCTATATCAACTATAAATCTCTTGGAGAACGAATAATGGCCCTCAGTACAGCTTATAAATATCCCTTAAATATTGATTCTACAGATAATGAATATAAACACCGAATTACATTTACTGTACTCAGAAATCGTCAAGGAACAGATATACCCGCCTCAAGTGGATCTGTAACTTTATATATGCCTGGCGAAGCTCTAAAGACTACTTATGGTCAAAGTTATGGTGATGCAGAATTAGGAGCTTTGGGAAATTTGGTTAGTGGAATGAATACAGAAGGTGCACAAGCTGTACAAGCTCAATTGAGGGCTGGAAGTATGTCTGGTGTTAAAGACGCTTTGGATAGTGCATTGGGTGGTGGTGTTGGAGATAGAGTAACAACTGCTCTTAAAGAAAGTACAGCAAAAGCAGTAAAAGATAAAATGTCAGGTGGAATGTTTGCTGGAGCAACGACTGCATTACAAAATGTATTAGGACAAGTTAGAAACCCGCATAAGGCTATAGTGTATTCTGGGCCTGGTGGGTTTAGGTCTTTTTCATATACTTTTGTAATGACACCCGAATCACCAGCTGAAGCCAAAGAAATTGCAGATATAGTATACTTTTTTAAGTATTATATGCACCCAGGCATGCAAGGAGTTGCTGGTTCTAATGCAGTAATAGGAAATGCCCACCAAGATACACAACCAGCTACTATGGGTTCATCAACATTTACATATCCAAATGAATTCAATATAGCATTATATGCTAATCGTAAGAAGGTTGATACTCCAACTACTGCTAAAAAACCAGCCTTATTTAAAATTGAAAAATGTTTTATTGAAAATCTTACTACAGATTTTACAACTTCAGGCCAGCCTGCATTTTTTCAAGGTACAGGTGATGGTGTTCCTGTGACTACAACTTTGGGGTTAACATTTAAAGAGACTGTTCTTGTAACAAGAGAGTCTATAGCAAAAGGATTCTAATGTCAGAATATTTTTCTAATTTTCCAAAAATACTATATGATATTCATGGAACTAATTCCACATCTCCCAATTATACTGTTGGAACTAATTTATTGATTAGACAAAAGTTGAAAGATGCTGTAACGAAAGATATTTCAATATATTATCCTTATGTTGTTCCAGATAGTATTACACGAGCAGACACTTTGTCATATCAAATATATGGTGATACTAAATTTACTTGGACAATATATTTGGTGAATAATATTCTTGATCCTATTTGGGAATGGCCTTTGACTACCACACTTTTCCGTAAATTTTTAGAAAACAAATATGGTTCAATTGCAATTGCCAAAACGACTATACATCACTATGAATATATTTGGTCTGAAAGAGTAGAGGTTACAGGAACTTCAGACCCCATACCAGAACAATTTATAGAAGTGGATTATGCTACATATCTTACAATTAATGAAGACCTAAAAAGAATAATTTATGCTTATGAGTATGAATTAGATTTAAATGAAAGTCATAGAAAGATTCAACTAATTCAACCATTATACGCATCTCAAGTTCTTACAGAATCAAGAGGGATGTTTAGATAATGGCTGGAAATACTACAAAAACAACTCTAGGTGGAGCACTTGCTTCTAATGAGACTGTAACTTCGTTTGACAAAACTAAGTTAGCAAAAATTGGGTCTTATCAGATTGAAAAGCTTAGTATATTATCTCCCCTTAGAAGATCTCAAAGACCTACTGATGTAATATCTTTAGATGATCCCAATACTACTGCATGGGCTGAACTAAATTTTTTTGAAAATATAGAACGAGCTGTTGTTCAGGGTATGGTTACTATTATGGATGCTGTTGGACTTATTGAAGGTATACCAATTTTAGGTGAAGAAATTTTAGAAGTGCAATTTTCAACTGCTGGAGTAACCCCTACTCCAATTTCTGCAACTAGTTCAACTGGGGAAATTCCAAGTTCTGGGCCTATTATAACAAATAGATTTAGGATATATAAAGCTGATCCGCCAGTACAAATTTCGGACACTCTTAGAGAAGTAACTCTTCATTTTGTTTCAGACTTGGCAGTTAAAAATACACAAACTCAGGTTCAAAAGTCCTTTAAAGGTAATACCAATAAACCACAAACTATTGCTGATATTGCTAGAACAATATATTATGAAAGTTTTGTAGATGATAATAATACAAATAAAGAATTTCTTGTAGAACCAACTCAAGGATTGTATTCTGTTCATGTTCCAAACTGGACTCCTTTTAAGGCAATAAGATTTCTTACTAAACGAGCTCAATCTTCTAATGTTAATTCTAGGGGTGCTAATTTTGTATTTTATGAAACTCTAAAGGGATATAGATTTATTTCTGTGGAAACTCTAATGCAAGGAGGATTTAAAAATTATCAACAATTAGTAGAGCCAAATGATGAAGCGGAAAAACTATTTCCCCCTCTAATGTCTCATAAAGATAAAGTTTCATCAAGAGCATTTATTCCATATTTCAAGAAAGACTCAATTCCACCAGACCCATCAAAACCTGTACACGTTGTAACTTATGTTTATCAGCCAGGAAATATTGCTGGTCAAAATGAATATCAAAAGAGATTTGCAGTTCAGGAATTTGAAGTTATAAAATCAGTTGATACGTTTGACAGTTTAGGTTCTGGAATGTACGCCAATAGAGTTATTACTCATAATTTAATTGATATGACTATAAATTCTGCAAACTATTTTTACAAACCACAACAAGATAATATAACTGTGGAAGAGGGGGGTGTTCCAACTAGAAAGAAAAATACTAAAAAATTAGGTGAAGAGGTAGAAACTTTGGTTGATGAATCTACCACAGCTGAAGGTGGTGCATTGTGTTCAGATAGTGCAGATTTTCTCGATAGTCCAGAATCACACGTTTCACTTTTTCCTACAAATAGGGGAGTGACAAGTAAATTTAGGGGTGGTGCAGTAAAGGATATTATACCAACAGCAAATGGATCAGTTATAGCCGGGGCTGGATTAGCTACTAATAAGACTCCAACTGGTACTCCCGCTATCGGGATTACTGATGATGAGATGAATATAGAAGAAGTTTTAGGAAAAAGAATCTCACAAAAACTTCAAATGAAAAGTATAGTAATTTCATTTACAGTACCAGGCGATTCAACAAGAGAAGTGGGAGATCTTATATATTTTAGTTATCCAACAGATCGGGCAGAAGTTAGAGATACAGGAATGATGGAAGAACATAAGTACTATAGTGGTAGATATTTAATTACTGCTATAAGACACAAAATAACTAATAATGAATATACTATGGTTATAGAAGCTTCAAAAGATTCTTACCTTTCAAAACCATCAACTGGTTTTGGTGCAGAGCCTCCAGAAATTCAAAGACCAGATGGAAGTGTAGCAGGATCTTCTGCTATAGGAGCTGGTGGAACAATACAAATTAATCCAAATACAGGAAAAATAGTGGGAGGTTTATAGTATGGCTAATTTTATGGGGAAAGATGGATTTATTTGGTGGCAAGGAGTTGTAGAAGACCGAATTGATCCACTATTTCTTGGAAGGTGTAGAGTTCGTATTCTTGGCTGGGATACAGAGGATAAGTCACGAATGCCTACAAGTGAATTGCCTTGGGCTTATCCAGTACAACCAATTACATCAGCTGCTCAAACAGGAGTTGGTATAAGTCCTACTGGTGTAGTGGAAGGTACATGGGTTGTTGGTTTTTATCGTGATGGTGAAGATGCTCAAGAAAGGGTTTTCTTTGGAACTTTGGGAGGCATACCTGGCGATACATCTCCTAGTCCTCTTACTTCTAAGGGGTTTTGTGATCCAAGACGCTCAGCAGAAGAACGTGAAAAACCTCATCCAGATATGATAGCTGCTGGAATAGCTGACACACGGCCCAGCTTAACTCTTGATGATAAAGAGACTGATGTACCAAGAGCTCCAGCTTCAATTGAGTATTACAGAAAATCAGAACTAAAGGCTGGTCAAACGATCAAAGATTTAGAAGAAAATAATCCCAAATTTAATTATTCTGAATCGCCACTATCTGCAGGCTTTGGTAATTTAACTGTTCCTCACACTCTTACAGCAATAATTAAAGAGAAAGCTGATCGTTCTAGATATCCCGATATGGATTATTTGGGAGAAGCTACAACTCCAAGAGCTGCAAGGGGAGGTTATGGTGTTGCAGGAGGATTTGGATTATATACTGGTGGAGGAGTTTTACAAGAAAAGGAAAAATGGAGATTGGCTTTTAGTTCAAATATCAGAAGAGCTAAAGCTTCAGATGTATCAGCGTGGGAAGAACCAGCATCATCATATGCTGCAAGGTATCCATATAATCATGTTCATCAATCAGAGAGTGGACATCTTTTTGAAATAGACGACACGCCAGGAGCTGAAAGACTTCATCGTTATCATAGAGCAGGAACATTTGAAGAAATAGGCCCATTAGGTCAAAGAATCACAAAGATAGCGAATCAAGATTTTAAAATCTCTATGGCCAATTATTATGAACAGGTACATGGTGATTATTTACTTAATGTAAGTAATGATCTTGATATAGTTTCTACAGGATATTTTCATAATACTGGAACTATTGATATGAATTCTTCTGGAGCAATTTCTATAGCAGGTTCAGATCAAACAACCATAGGGGGTAAGGGTGGTGTGACTATTGATGCTGGTAGTGGCCCAATTATTATGAGGGGGTCAACATTTCACCAAGAAGTAGTTTCTGCTCAAAACACAGTCAAGACAAAAGGAAATTTCACCGCCGACACAGGTGGAACTCATAATATATTGGCTGGTTCGTTAGGATTTGCGGCACTTGGTGGAGCTTCAATCTCTGCTGGTGGTTCAATGACTGTTATTAGTGATAATGTCCAAGAGTCTTGTTTGAACATTGCAGGTATCGTAGGAGCTCCGGCTAGGTCTTTCAAAGCAGCAATGGGAAATATTGATTTTGAAACAATATTACCTAGTCCAGCTATGGGAGCTTTTAATTTTAATGCTGGACTTGCTGGATTATTGGGTTCAATCTCTATGGATTTTTTAGGACAAATTTCTTTGAATATGGGGCCGGGCGGTTCAGTTGCAAAAATTACTTTGGGAGCTTCTGGAATAGAGATATCATATTTATCGGGTCTTTCTAGTATAAAACTAGATGCATCAGGAGTTAAGATAGATGGATTAACAGCAACCGTGGCAGGAAGTATTCAGGCTAAAGTGGAAGGAGCTCTTGTGAATGTTGAAGCCTCAGGGGTTAATACCGTAAAAGGTAGTTTAGTAATGATTAATTAGGAGTGAAATGGCAATACCAAATATTATATGGAGTCAACCATTAAATTCAGGCACACCAGGCACACCAGCTACGCCGGAGTCTTCTCCGGGCGCGGGTGATGGGACTCCTGCTACTCCTGCTATTGTTATTACAGTAGCTGATAGTCATATTTTAAGAAATGATTTAGTTACTATTTCTAGAAAGGCACCAGCAACCCCAGTAGTAGCCCCATCAACTTACGTAGCGGGGAAATATTATGCTAGATTTAATGATGTAGATAGAACGATTAATCCATTTGTGGATAATTCTTCAAATCCAGGCGTAGCTGATGTTCCTGCTAATACAGTTTATACCTTTGCAGACAGAGGACATATAAGTTTAGAGGGGGGAGTTTGGGAATTATTACCCTTTTCTTCTGGTGTATCTCCAGCTACTACAGTAACATATACTGATTTTGCTGGAACTGGTCATAGTCCATATCCAGTATCTTATAGTCAAATAGGTGCCAATCCATCGGAAGCTGGACTTTTACTTTGTGGTGCGAAGGCAAATGTAGAATCTACTCATACTTATAGTATAAGTCCAATGAGTATTATCTCTACGACAGGTACGACATATGGAACTGGTGCTTCTGCTTGGTATGGATCACCTGCGGAGGGGGAAACTCCAGCCACATCCAATCCTGCAACTTTAACTGGAACTGTATGGACTTCTGCGTTTGGGCTTACTTCTGCACCGGCCGTGAATTATTATTATTTAACTAATGGTGGTGTTGGTGCTAACCCAGATCCTGGGCCGGCTTCAACTGGTTATGCTATTGCATCTGTGAATAAAACATCTGAAATGTATACTGTAGGAGGATCATATCATAATGGAGGAACTTCACCAGCAGACATTCATACTGGTTCAATATTATTTGAATTGAGATATGATACTTTGGCTACTATTGATGGTGGTAATGTGAAAAAATCAGTAACAGGAACAGCATCTTGGGCAGCTGGTCAGGGTAGGTCTGTAACATTTGAAACCGATACAGACCATCTTTTGGCAGATGCGAATAATAGAGTTTATATATCGGGAGCAAGTAACAATGCAATCAATGGTCTTTGGAATGTAGCAGCAGTCACAAATAGTACAGTATTTACGACAACGATTTTTGGAGCTCATTGTGGGCCAAGTGCAATAACGAGTGATGTAACTATAGAGACATATGATGGTATAGATAAGGCAGGGGGAGTACTTAAACAACTGGCCCAAACTGGAACTGTAACTTCGATTGTTGAAAGAAAAGTGGGTCATGCAGCATCAGGCTCACCAAGCTCGCCTGGATATGTAGCTGCATATCATGAAATATACCACGATTATACTGGTAGTCATGGAGTTGGTGTAAGTGGTGCTGTTGAAATAAATATTAATAGTACCAGTTCAGGTACTGCCAGTAATTTTACTGGTAGTGTAACTAGAACTAGTGGAACAGTTTTAACTGCAACATTGGCAAATGGAAGTGGAAATGTAACTTCTTCAACTACAATATGGTCAGGATCTGCATCTGTATTTAGCTCAGAAAATGATATTGAGATTATTGGTGGTGGTGTGAATGGAAATAATCAAGTTATATTAGCTGGTAGTGTAGCAGTAGTACCTGGCTCTGAATATACGTTTCATGGAAACTCATCAACTGCTCAAGTTTCTACTATTCAGTTTACTGGTACAACTCAAAATACGAGTATGTTTAGTGATGCAGGATTTAAACTAGACACCGAAAGTGGTAGAGTATATACTGATGGTGCACCATCTACTCAACCATCTGGAACTGATGGAATGCCAGGTGGGTTTGATGCATCTACAAATTCAACTGGGGGAGTAAAAGAAATAGATTCGTGGTGTCCGAAATATGCTCATGCCAAACAGAAAGCCTTAGAACGAGCAGATATAACAGAATTGTTAAAGGCAAATACTTCTGGAAAATTTGCACTGGATCAATTAATAGATTCTCCTATAGTAGATGCTGATGGACTTATAACTACATTATTACTACCTAAAGATGGATTTCATGAAATGTGTTGGTTTACTATACGAGCATTTAAAAATCCTAGTCATAGAAGAACTAGTACATTTGTAGAGAATGAAGATTATATTGATAGAAGATTTGGTATTAAAGTATTTACAAATAATACTAGTGATAGGAACGAAATAATATTAGATTATGTAGATATAACAAATAAATATGTGGTAGCAAATACAGATACATCATTTGTAAAAACAGTAGGTGAAGATCGGGTTGCAATAACAAATCAAGAACATTTAGCATTAGGTTATGCAAATGGAACTTTTAAAAATCTATAGGAGAAAATTATGGGAATGCCAGCATCAATAGCGGGAGATATGTCAATAGGTCATGCGTTTTCACCAAGTCCAATTACTCCCACTACAACAACTGTAACTGTAATGGGTTCAATTCCTCATGTTGCTGGGGATGCAATTGCAGTTCATGTATTAGGAAATTCAGCACATGCTGGAACAATATTAAATGCTTCTACTACAGTTTTTTTTGGTGGGAAGGCTGCTGCAAGACTTATGGATACTGGAGATTGTGGTGCTCAAATTTTAGGCACTGCAGCAACAGTTTTGGTAGGATAGAAAGTTAATATGGGAAAGTGGACTGAAGGTAGACCAGAAAAAACTCAAGAATTTATAGATGACTTGACTAATCTAAAAGGATTGGTGTTTCAACAATTATCTGAATTAAAAATTAAACGAGCGGAACTAGTTCAAGATATGGAAGAAAAAAAACAAGAGATGAAAGAAAAGGAACAAAATGGCTGACTGGCAAAGTATAGAACTTGCTGATAGCGACACTCTTGAAGCTCTCGGAAAATATGGAACTGAAGCTGTAGAAAAAATTAATATTGCTCTTGATGTTGTAAAGGGTGGTGCAGAAATTGCAAAATTGTTTTTGATGACAGCTGTAAATCCTGTAGCTGTTGCAATAGTTATTGCTGCAGATGAGATGATAGCTGTTTTGGGTCAATATAAAGAATCTGGTGTATCAATATTGATTATTGATCCTACTAATCCTGACAACGGAAGAAAACAAGAAAATAAGTTAGGTTTAGAAATGGACAAAGATCCTAATGGATTGACAATATTTGAAATATCTAGACCACATCCACCACCCACACCATCCCCTTATGGCCCAGGCCCATATAATGTGAATGACGAATATAGAAAAAGTCTTTCTCTTGCTGATTTAGAGTTATCTTGGAGAGATAAAAATGGAAAACAAAAAGGTTCTGCTGGTTTTATACCACCAACTCCTAAACTTGTATTTCCTTACAAGTTTGTTCAGGGTGGTTATAATCCCGAAACATGGACAGGAAATGCTGGTTTTGTAGCCCAATCTTCTGGTGTTAATGCCTTTGGTGTAGAAATTCCTGGCATTCCTTTTCCTGAATTACCAGCAGACCAAACTATTGAAATGATGGCAGCTGCATTTGAAGATGAGGGGGATATTCCAAAATATAAAATACAAGCATCAGTAGTAAAAAAATCATCTCAAAAATATTATGATGTAGATGGAGCTGAAGTATCATTTGATAGTCCACAAGATAAACTTAAAGAACTACGATTAGAACTTTATTCTAGTGCTAATACTAAAATTGCTACATCTGAAAGAGGAATTGTAACTACTAGAGTAGCTACTGGTAGGCCAGAGTATACTGGTGATACTGGTAGGACAGGATTTCAAGTGTCAGCTCTGGCTATAGTCATTGCTGCACAAAACCCCTTAAAATTTATAGAATCACTATCATCTCTTATCAATACTTTAATGCCAGACCATTCAGAATTATTGAAGTCTATTAATGCATTTCTTGATAGTCTCACTTTAAAAGATCAAAATTTAACACTTACAGTAGATACAGATTATGGAAAGTTTAAAGAGGGTGATTTTATCATTGGAGAAAAAAGTGGATGTATAGGACAAATTACAGAAATAGTTAGTGAAGAAAAAAGTGTAATGACTACGGTTGTTGTGGAAACTAATCAATTAGTTATAGATAAAAGATCAAGAGGTACACAACCGCCAATTGCAATTGTAGAAAAAACGATTGACCGAAATTTAAATGGTCGGTTTGAAGATGTTATATTAAAATGGGAACCGCGAGGGAAGTCACACCCCTTTGGCAAGTTTAATCCTCGTGAAAATGTGTTTGAAGCTGTTGAAATAAAAACAGATGTGGGTGGACAAGATGCAACTACTTATTCTAAAAAAATTCCAGTTGAAGGTTGGTACAGACATTTAGCGCCAGGAGATAAAGGAAAAGGTATACTTGCAAAATGGGCAACCGTTAAAGCTCAAAGTGCTGTGGCTGAAGCCTCAACCGCACCAAATTTTTCAAGTGCAAAACTTGCACAAATGATTCCAGGCTATGGTGCATTTTTTGATGAGTTAATTAATTTGGCAGAAAAGTTAAAAGCGTTTGCGGAGGGAGTTTTAGCAACTATTCAAAGACTTATAGATGTTATAGATAAAGCTGTTGAATTCTTTGAAGAACTTGCAGAATCTATTATTGCTTTAATAGAATTATTAACTCAAGGAATACCAAATGCTGGAATATGGTTTATGGGAATGAACACTTCAACTGGAAATGCTGGACTATCTTCTGGATTGAGGAATGCTTCTAATGCTCCAGATTCAAGTTATGTATTTTCTGGTGGACTATTATTGGTTGGGCCCGTTATTACTGGTGGGCAAACAACAGATATGAATAAAAAACTTTGGGAAATGCTGGGAATAGAGTTTCAGTCTGTTTAACTAAATATAGTAGGAGATACTTATGCCCACATACGCTACAGAATATCAAGATTTAGATTTCGACTTTACTGCAAATCCCATTACTGGTGATGTGGCTAAAGTTAAAAATACTACTTCTGTAAAACGAGGGATACACAATATATTAATGACAGAAAATAGTGAAAGACTGTTTCAACCAGAAATTGGTTCTGGATTAAAAAATCTTCTATTTGAACCGATGACGGATTTGACTACTCAGTTATTAGAAGATGAAGTCAGAAGTGCAATAGATGCGTGGGAAAATCGAGCACAAGTTATAAGCATTGAAGTATTTCCAGAAGAAGAGTATAACCGATATAGAGTAGCTGTAATTTTCCGAATTGTAAACGATCCAAAAGAACAGCAAACAGAAGTATTATTGTCTAGGGAGAGATAACTAATGGCCACAACTTCATCCAAATTAAAAGTCGCAGAATTAGACTTTGATGCAATAAAATCCAACCTCAAAAATTTTATGGGGGATCAGAACGAATTTGCTGATTATGATTTTGATGCATCCGCCCTGTCTGTCCTTCTAGACCTTTTAGCCTACAATACTCATTACAACGCGTTCTATTTGAATATGGTTGTTAATGAGATGTTTCTTGATACTGCATCAATCAGAAATTCTGTTGTATCACGAGCGAAACATTTAGGGTATACTCCACAATCTGTTCGGGGGTCTAAAGCTTACGTTGATCTTACAATCACACCAGCAGATACCCCAGCTACTATAGTGATTGAAAAAGATACACAGTTTTCTTCTGCTGTGAATGGTATTTCATATCTTTTTGCTACTTCAAATTCTGTCACTCTTAATGTAAATGCAAATGGAGTTTATACTACAGCAAATGTAGAATTGAATCAAGGTATTCCATTAACTCATAGGTATACAGCAAATACTAAAGATCCAGACCAAAAATTTGTATTACCAAATGCAAATACAGATACAAGTACCCTCACAGTTAAGATTCAAACCTCCGCAGAAGATTCAACAACATTTACTTATGCAATTGCGAATGACACAACAACTATTAATGCTACTTCTAATGTATATTTTCTTGAAGAGGCTGAGGATGGAAAATTTGAATGTATATTTGGAGATGATGTTATAGGTAGAAAACCTGTAACTGGAAATATAGTATTGTTATCTTCATTGATTGCAGATGCAGATAACCCAAATGGAGCGACAACTTTTACTCCTGTTGGTTCTGTGGGAGGATATTCAACTGTTAGTGTTAGTACATTAGGTTCGGCTTCTGGTGGATCTGAACGAGATTCAATTAAGAAAATTAAATTTAATGCTCCACGAAGTTATCAAGCTCAAAACAGAGCAGTAACTATTAATGATTATAAACGAATTCTAGAACGAGACTATCCAGCAGCAGAATCTGTTGTAGTGTGGGGTGGAGAAACAAACGATCCGCCCGTATATGGTAAAGTTTATTTGGCTATTAAACCAACTTCAGGACTTACATTATCTACTTCAACTAAGAACTATATTAAAGATACAGTTTTGGCAAAGAGAAATGTGGTGTCTGTTTCTCCAGAGATTACAGATCCAGATTATTTATATGTCACAATAGATACTTCAGTTAAATATAATTCTACAAATACTACATTGACAGCAGGAAGTATTGAATCTTTATTGACAAATACCATATATCAATATGGTCAATCTGAATTAGGCCTGTTTGCAGACCAGTTTAGATATTCACCTTTAATAAAAAAGATTGATGAAACGGAATCGGCTATTGAGAGTAGTTTAACTACTATTAAACTTAGAAGGACTTTTGCTCCTTCATTAAATGTGGCTTCTTCATATACTCTTAAATTTTCAAATGAAATTCCAACAGTAAATGGAGTATCCCAAATATCTAGTACTTTATTTACTCATTATGATGATGATGATATTTTAAGAACTGATTGTTCTTTACAAGATGCTAATGGAGTTCTTCAAGTTTTTAGAACTTCGGGTGCAAGTACAATTGTCGTAGCAAATAATGTAGGAACTGTTACTTATGCAAGTGGAAATGTGGCATTGTCATCATTCAAACCGATTGTAATTGCAGATGGTACAGCAAATGTTGAAGTTACAGTTTCGTTAGAGTCGAATGATATTTCACCATTAAGAGAGCAGATATTACTTATTTCAAATAATGATATTACAATTTCTATGTTTGATACTGGTGGATCGGGAACTGCCACTTCAATATCAAATACGACAACTTCGACAACAACCACAGCAACAACTTCAACCTCAAGTAGTAGTTACTAATGAGATCAGATGGCGGAGCTCTATACACACAAATAGAGCAACAATTACCAAATTTTGTACAGCATAATCATGGTAGTTTCTCTAAATTTGTAGAGAAGTATTATGAATTCTTGGAATTGAATCTTCTCACGTTCAATGATCTTGATCTTAATGAAGATAAACCTATACAAGAAGTAGATGATGTAACGTATACAGTAACCGTTGCAACAGGAGATAATGCCTATAGTAATAATGTAAACAAATTTTTCATTGGAGGTGCGGCATCTCCAACTTTAAATGTATCTTCTGGAACTACTTATATATTTAACCAAAGTTCATCTACCAATGCTGGTCATCCCCTTAGAATATCTCAATCTCCAAATGGAAGACATACGCCTGGCGGCGAAGAATATTCAAATGGTATCAATGTTATAACTTTTGGTACGCCCGGTGAGTCTGGAGCTCAAACTTCAGTTTTTATTAGTACTTCTTTAGCTAACACCTCTTTATATTATTATTGTAATACTCATTCTGGAATGGGTGGTGTAGTTTCTATTGCAAACACGACACCATTTATTTCTCAAGAAAATGGAAATACTGAATCTGCAAACTCTTCTACTGATTATATTGACTTTGAAAATCCTAATAGACAAGGTAGCCAATTTCTAAGTGGTGAAACTATTGAAGGTGATGAATCTGGTGCAAAAGGAATTGTAAGAGGTAAGTATGCTAATACTCAGGTTTATGTTGAAGAAACTAACAATGGAAATTTCCGAATCGGAGAAAGAATTGTCGGCGACACTTCTAGAGCTTCTGCTAATGTTACTCTATATGCACGACAGGCGTTAAATGCTTCTAGAAATGTAAAATCTTTCCAAGACATAGATAAGGCTCCTCTCGGATTTGTTGAACTTTTCAGAAAAGAATTTCTAGCTGGAGTTCCTAAAGGTTCTCTTGGAGATAAGGCCGGACTACTCAAAAACATTAAAGACTTTTACCGAGCAAAAGGTAATGAAGCATCTTTCCAATTTATTTTTAGACTTTTATTCGGGAAGGAAGATGTTACGTTTTATTATCCTAGTACAGACATGCTTAGATTGTCTGATGGAAGATGGACTAAAAATAAAACTTTAAAAATAAATCAACTTCAGTCTAACAATTTTTCTGTTCTTGAAGGAAAGGTTATTAGGGGTTCATATTCAAATGTCACAGCACTTGTTGAAAGAACTCAAACTTACCAAGTGGGTGCTACAACAATTTCAGAACTTTTTATTTCTAATGTTGATGATGTTGGTGCTATAGCTGATCCCGATACCTTAATAAATTTTACTACCTTTCAAGCTAATGATACAATTACTACAACTACCGCT